GGTTTGCAGGCCACGTTCCCTCTCGCAGCTGCCGCACCACGCCCGGCGTGGAGTTGCGGTCAATGCGGTACTCGGTCGCAGCCAGGACGGCCGTGGAATCGTCGCCCAGCGTGTAGGTCAGCGTCACAGCCGTCGTGGTCCCAGATGTTGCCATCGGTGGCCGAGGCAACTCAATCTCGTGTGGGAATGCGTCCAGCCGCATCACGTACTGCTGGTGAATCAGTGAGCGATCTAGGTACTGCTCGCACCACTCACGGGCAGCCGTAATGAGCGTGCTGATGTACGTGTCGTCGTCGCTGGTATCGACTCGACAGTGGGCCTTCGCCTCGCTCAGCGTCACCGGCTCAACTGCCGGTTCGGTCTGTCGTGTCAGGCTGCGGTATTGCACGTGGCCTCCCTCGCTTGCGTGGCGTTGCGTCTGCACGTTCCGCCTGGGGCTCGACGGCGGCCGTCTCGACGATCTCTGTCTGCTTGTCCTCTACGGCCCGGCCGCGGCGTATCCAGTCCTGGGCCATGCCATCAGGAACGTCTGGCAACACCTGCCCACGCCGGTAGAAACGGAACGACTGCACCATTCGTATTTTCATGGTTGTGGCAGGCTCCATGCAGACTCGGGCTTTTTGCAGTCCCTCGTGAAATCGGTCGTCCACTGGAAAACCGGGGTGCCGAGATCCTTGCCCGGCCAGGTCACGACGTACTCGCCGTGGCCCAGGATCACACGTGGCGAGATGAACACACGGTTGCCGCTCTCTCGCCAGTTCTCCCAGAAGTAGATATCTGGATCTCGTCGCCCGTCGTGCCACGAACCGTTGGCATCGGGCTTGCTCCAAAACCATGGTTTCTTGGCTCGCTTGAGTGCGGCCGTGCTGATGACGGTCAGCCCGAAGTGGGCACTGTCAACCTCCTGCACCGGCTCCATGAACCACGACATTGGAAGCGTAGCCTTCTGATCCTCGGGCGGATTGGCCAGCGTGCCCTTGAGCGTCAGCATCGGGCGGCCGTCCTCACGCTTGGTCTGCAGCCCAGTCAGTGCGTCGCACTGGAACGTCATCGCCATGGCAAAGAGCTGCTCGATGTCCTCTTTGGTAAAGAAGGTGTCGTAGTCGATGGTCAGCAGGTATTCCGCTTTGTCGATGAATTGCTCCATCACTCTCGTGTTGACCTGGTCCCAGAACGCACCAGTGCCCATCGTGGGGCGGATGCCAAGCGGCATGAGTGCCTGAGCCCATGCGAAATGATTGGCCGTGAACGACAGCCGAGGCATCGACATGATGGCCTCGACACGGACATCGACCTGCGTGCCGCCAACCGAGACGAGCATGGCACCTCCGAAAAACGAGAACGGCAGGCAGAGCGTGATGCCCTGCCTGCCGTCCACTGTGCTCGTGCTGTCAAGCGTCAGCCGGCCGTGTTGACCTTCACGCCCTTGCTGGTGGCGTCGTAGGGGGCTTCTTCGCCACGGCCCAAGCGAGCCGCCACGACGATGACCGTGTCGGTGTTGGGCGAGGCCGCCACCGCCAGGTATCGCTTCTTGCCCTTGAGATCCACCTCCAGCCGGCTGATCGTCATGGTGTCCGTGACGGTCTGCCCGGCGTAGGCCGCCGGCTTCAGATCGCCAGTGAACCCGGTGACGCTCTCGGTCACGGCGTTCGACGCATCGCCCTGCTTGAGGGTCAGCGTCTGGGCCACGCTCGAGGTGCTCGCCGCCGGTCCGAAGATCACGTCGATGGACGCGAAATCGAAGCCCAGCGTGTCGAGCGTCAGGGTGTTGGTCTGGCTGGACGTGTAAACCGCGCCCTTGCCAGCCACCACACTCTTCGTTGCAGCAACAGGAATCATGGGTTCATCTCTCCGAGAGGGTGAAGGTCAGGGTTAGGTTCAAGCCGCAGGCGTCTTGAGGGCGATCATCGGGCCAACCTCGCTGGCTGAGCCCAAAGAATGGAAGGAAACCGTGGCGCGGGCAACCCCGGAAACGAGGGTCTGATCCAGCTCCACGAAACGCTCCTGGCTGATTCGCAGCTGGTAGCCCTGCCGGATGCCAAGAGCACCCGCCATGGCCATGTCGCCGAAGAGCACCTTGATCTTGCTGGCGTCCGCACCCAGCGTGCTGTTCATGACATGAACGAGCACAACCGGATACCCCATGAACGTCAGCCCGAAGCCCTGGGCCACCGAGGCGTTGCCGCCCTGGGCCAAGTCGAGCCGCTGCATGGCAGCGTGGTAGCCAGCCGGCGAGATGTACCAGCGGGCACCGGGGATGGCGTACCGCGGGCACTTCGCCATGACCGACAGGAAATCTTCCTTGTCGAGCGTCTCAAAGCCCGTGTTGCCAGTGGCAGCACTCACCACGCTCGCCGTGTAGGACGAGGTGTTGATCTTCACGGTGATGCCGTGATGACCGCCGTAGGTCGAGGTGCCGTCACCGATGAACGCAGCTTCGTCCAGGGCCTTGGCAACAGCAAGGGCGTGCTCGCTGGCGATGAGGTCAGCGATCCCGATGCCGTCAGCGAAGAGCTCGTTCGACAGCTTCGTCGCCACGCCGAACTTTTGGGCCACCAGTTGAACCTGGGTGCCGGTCATGTCCGAGTAGGTGAACTCGCTGTTTTCGCCGAGCCACGCACCAGAGACGCCCGAAACCCGCTTCGGGATCGAGAGGACGTCCGAGGACATCGTGAAGTTCTGCAGCGCCGTCGGGGCCACCCCGTAGGTTTCGACGTTCCTCAAAATGGTTGAGGAGAGCTCGTCAGGCACGCTAAACCCGCCAGCCGAGTTGACACCCTCGACCATCGCACGGGCCTCGACGCCGTGATCGTGGCACCACCGGCGGGCCTCGGCGTCGCCGCCGTAGGTCGCCTTGATCCACTGGCCGGCACGGTACGCCTCTTCGTGCGAACGGAACGCCTTCAGCCGGCGGCCGTCACGGACGGGCTCGATCCGAGCCTTCGGCTCGTCGGCACGCACTTCGGGAGCCGGGGCACAACGCTCCGAAACCTTGCGGAGGTTGGCGGCCGATTCGGCCACCTTCTCCTCGAAAGCGATCTTGTCGCTGATGGTGGCGGCACGGGCGGTCAGCCCGTCGAGCTCCATCTTGCGGGTGGCCGCATCGGCGGTGTTGTCGGTATCGAGAGCGGCGAGCGACTCAAGACGCTCAGCCACTTCGTTGGCTTCGGCACGGAGGGCAGCGAGGCGGTCCATGGGGTTTCTCCAGCGGCGTGATTGCCGATGGAACCCAGATTGCCCCTAGGCACCCCGCCCCTTGCAGAAGCGAACTTCGGAATGTGTTGTTTTCACAAACACGGTGGCACGAGCCCCGCACCGTGGGCACCGCAGATACCGCTGCCGCTCGTCACCGCATGGGCGGCTCGATCTGGTTCGCAGTTGCTCGCCGCACTGGCAGCGTGGACGCTCAGCCATGCTTCATCCGCAAGAGTGTTGCCCAGGCAGCAGCACGAATGGATGTGACCAGCGGCTGGCACGAGGCCACGGGCAAGCCCTGCTCGGCCAGCCACGCCTGGTAGGAACGCATGGCGACGCCGGCCGACGTCTGCGGGTAGGCCGGCACGAGCACCGGGCCAACGTCGTACAGGCCCGATACCTCACGGATCTGCCGCACTGCCTTGCCGTCATCACCAGGCCGGAAGGATTCCCCGCTCTTGTCCACCGTGAACGCAAAGGACGAGCCTTTGACGTCACGACGCTGAATGAGCTCCAGCACGTCAGCCCGGCTCACGGGCGGAGTCACCACGTACCGCAGCCCCTTGTCGTCGCTGGACAACTCCAGCGTTCCGCTTGAGGTGCGGCCCAAAACGATGTTGCTGTCGTGATTGAACAGCGCCACGACGTCCTGCCTGCCACGCTGCCGGCTCAGAATCTTGTCGAACGCACCCGGAAGGATTTCCTCTCGGAATCCACCGAGGTCGAGCGAAAGCCGGTTGTAGACGGCGGCATACCCGACGATGGCAGCCCGGCCGTCGGCCCGGCTTTCAATCGTCAGTTCGTCTTCGCCATCGAAGGCATAGTCGCGGCGTTCAATTTCCATTTCCATTCACTCCGGTGGATTGAGACTGAACAGGCGGAACGCCCTCATTCACGCCCGCAATGATGCTGTCGACGTTTGCGTCAGGCATCGTCGGGAATGCACCGGCGATCAATGCCTTGGCACCTTCTGCGGTCAACAAGCCAGCGGACAGGTTTGCGATGATCTCAAGCAGAGACGATACCTGAGCACCGTTGAGTGCCTGCTGCTGAAGGTCTGTGCTTGCACCCATCGTGTCAGCCTGCCCTGTTGCGTTGTCTTCCTGCGTGTCGTCCACAGGATGCGGCTGGGTGTCTTCCGCATCAGCGGCAGGCTTTCCGATGCTGCCGAGTGTCGTCATGTTCAACTGCACGAAGTGCACGTCGCCTTCCGGCCCGATGGGGTTGAGATTCTCAAGCTCACGAATCTCGTTCACGCTCATCCACCCGTTCTGCAGGGCGGACACGTAGTACTGCGACCGGCTGGCGTGATCGCCACGTAGCAGCCCGGCCACGTTGTGCTCAGCGAAGTAGACCTCGTCATCGCCCTCCGGCAGCAGGTCACGACTGATGGCCGCCTCCCACCGTTTCAGATGCGGCAACAGGCAGTGCTGCACGAACTCGGTGCCCTGTACCTCGATGTTGCTGTAGGTGCTGCGAGTGAGATCCTGCACCATGTGCGGAGGCACCCGGAACACACGGCAGATTTCCGTGACGGCAAACTGCCGGCTTTCCAGCATCTGGGCCGCTTCGTTGCTCTGGGAAAGCTCGTGGGCCTTCACGCCGTTGGGTAGCACGGCGGTGCGGAACGCACGATCCGGCCCACGGTGCATCCGCTCCCACTGCTCACGGAGACGCTCGGCCGCCTCCACCGGAATCGGGTTGTCGCTCTCAAGGATGACGCCAGGCCGGGCACCATTCCCGAAGTACGTGGCAGCGTGAGCCTCCAGGGCAGACGCCAAGCCGAGGACGTTGCGGAACAGCCGATAGGTTGGCGTCGGAGTCACGCCGTCCTCTGTGTGATACCGCAGGGCAAATATCTGGCCCTGCCGATAGATCGTCTGCCGGCCATTCGGCTCCCGGTACAGATACCGCAGGCTGCCGTCCTCAAGCCGCTCGACCTCCATCCGGCTGGGGTGCAACGGCCACAGCTCCGACACTGGGCCTCGAGCACCGGCACGAATCTCGGCGTAGCTCGC